CAAAAATGTACTCAAAATAACGAGGATCCGTAATCAACATAATAGCATCTGGTTGTTCTGTTCTTATAATATTACGGAGAAAAATGGGGTCCCCATAACCATCAGTTGGATACATAATAACAGAAGCATCATTTATACCAGCACTTATATTGGTATCTTGAGATAAATCTAAACGTTTACCTTTATCAGGATGTTTAATAGAACCTCCTATATTAACCCAATTAAAATGATGAGATGTTCTAATTACAATCTCTTTAGCAACAGTTGCTACTCCAGAATGTACTCTAATATCATCACAGATAAGCAAAATTTTCTTCCTCTCTGCTTGAGGAAGATGTTTAAAACTACTTTCCATTAAAATTTTTTATTCGTTGATGTCTAAATCAGTGTGTGAGTGTACTTTTTTTCTAAAATCTTCATCTGTAAGGTACAAATGAATAGTACGATCAGCAAGCTTTTGTAGAGAAAACTTATATTTTACACACGCAATCTTAAAGTTTTCGAACAACTCAGCTTGAACTTTCACTGATGTCAATGTCATTTCTTTCTTGTTCATAGCATTTATTAATTTATATTTGAATATACATATATTAGGATTCTAAGAAGATACACCTACGTGGCATAATTTCTTATCGTTTTTAAAGGGGCAAAAACCACAATTAAATTTTGAGGGGTTAGGAACAAACATTTCTTCCTTAAACTTACCTTCGTTATTAAACACATCTTCAATAAATTCGTTCATTGCTTTTTCAGCCCGACTCATTTTAATTTTACCTGAAGCAGGTTTAAATACTTGAATACGTGGGATAACAAACTCTTCACTCTCATATAACTTACGTTTAACAATAAAGAATTCAATATCAATGTTCTCTACTGGGAATTTATATTGTTGGGCAAAGAATTTTTTGTATAAAATTAATTGGAATTGTTTGTCCTCGTTTTTCTTATCTTTATCACCCCAACCACGGGTAGAGGTTTTAATGTCTATAATTTTAATTGTATTGGTTGGTTCGTGATACAACACAATGTCCAAATACCCGCGGTATAACACGTTTTTATACGCGTTATTAGGCGTTATAAGCAATGGTAATTCACATTTCACCAAATGCCATCCGCGTTTAGAAAAATAACCATTACGTTTTTTCTTAAAATATTTTAGGATTTCTACTCCATCATCAAAAAACTCTTTCATTTCAACTGCATTAGAGAAATGAACATTTTTATTTGATTTGTAATCTTTTAAGTAGGTTTCTCTAAAACGCTCCTCAAAATATTCTTCCAAATTAATTCTATCAGCTTCGGCTCCACTTTTCTCATACATTACATCTAAGTAATTCTGGATTGTTTCATGGATTGCTGTTCCAAATGTCATATGGATTGAGGACTCACTTTTATAATGTCCATCTCTATATTGGAGAGCCCATTTATGTGGGCAACTCCTATACATTGACAATTGAGAATAGGAAATTGCCTTCTCATAAGCGTAATTTACTTCACGCTTTGAGTTAGCAATAATTTCCTTGATTAATTTGGGTTGTTTTTTCTTAGCCAAAACTTATTTTCTTTTCCAAAAGGAATCAAATTGTCTATCCCATTTGTATTGTTCATTGTAAACTTCTTCAAATCCCATTTTAACTAAATAAGATGCAACTTCAGGGTATAGTTTTTGTCCTTTCCAAAATTCGTGGTTTTCCATTTCTAAATGGAGAAACTTTAAACGTTTTAAATCATCACCAAAACTTTGTAAAACCTCATAAGTATAACCTTCAACATCAATTTTAATTAAATCAATTTCAGGTAAACCTATTTCACCTAATAACATTTTTCCTGTAATAGATGCTACTTGAATCCAATTTTCTCCTTCTTGAGGATGGTTTTCATGACGTGGTAACATTGAACTCTGTCCACAAACATCCCAACTATTATTTTCTACAGCATCAAATTTAACCATTCCATACTCTGGGGAAATAGCGTATGGGTATAGGTTTGCTTTTGGAAACCACTCTTTAATAATATTAATATGTTTGGGGTGAGGTTCTACAATAAACACATTTTTAGGGTTTATTTCAAAATATGATGCTAAGATATCAGCATCAACTCCATCTCTAGAACCTATTTCTAAAATAGATTTAGGAAGTTCATTATGATGTAAACAATACGACCTACAAAATAGGTGCATTGCTTGTTCTTTTACTACTTTTTCCATTTTCCTTTAATTACTAACATAGCAATAATACCATAATTAGCGATGTCAATAAAACTATCAATCATTGGTTCATTTGTAACGTAATTTCTACCTTTACGTTTTAACAAATTTTTTAAACGATTGATTTTATCGTTAACACGAAGCCAAATACCTGTCAAAGACAAATTTACATCTTCTGGGTCTTCTAGGTTAGATCCTAGAGCAATATTTGAAAGTCCATAATCCATCATTTTACGAGCAAACAAAGCATATTGTTCATCTTGGGTTTCTTTCCAAGCGATTGCTAATTCAGGATATGTTTTTTCAAAATCACGAATTGCTTTTTCTTCACCTGTTTGTGGATTAAAACGATGGGTAATTTCTTCTTGTTCTAAATAAGGATTACGCTCCCCAGTATAAGGATCAAATTCGGGGATACTAGTTGTAGTATTAACCCAAATTGTATTATTATCAATACTTTTTCCTGCCATAACTAATTAAATTAAAATTTATAACTTTGCTGATTTGATTAATTTTTCTGCTTCTTTTTCTTGAACACCCATCTCATGTAAAATACCTCTAACTCCAGCTTCGCGTAAAATATCAATATAATGTTCTGCTTCACCTAATGAACATACAAAATATTCAGATACATATTCTGCTAATTCTTTATAATTTTTCTTGTTTTGGTTTTTTACATACTTGAGGAACATTTTTTTCTTTGGTAACATGGTTTTGTAAATGGTGTAAATTTTTTCTTTTTCGGTTAGTGGAAGTTTCTGTGCGATATTGGCTATTTCTACATAACCTATATACATCGATACATATCTATGAACCATGTAAGAATTAAATGATTCTCGCTGATCTTCCGAAAAAGTTGACCATTCCCTTTTAGTAAGGGTAACCTCGTTTAACCAATCAAATAGTGTCATCCTTGTATAACTCTCTCAATTCTCGGGGTAGAGTTTCTTGACAAATTTCTCCTGTAGTAGGATCAAAAAATACTGGGATTGGGATAATTCCATCTTCAGATGTGCCTGTTACAAAACGAGATACTTTACGAAGTACTACTCCTTGTTGCCAAACGGGTCTTCCCGTTTGAGTAAGAATTTCTGTCGTTTTAGACAAATCAATGTTAGGGGCGTTTAGTTGATCTTTCATTATTGTTTTTGTTGTTTATAATCTAAAATAAAGCCAATTAATACTATAATATTCATACCTAAGCTGGCTATAATCTCGTGTATGTCTTGATAAATTGTTGTCATTAGATGAACGTGACCTACCATCCAAAAAGGTATGGATAGGTTTTGACTAATCCAAATTACTAAGAACTTTAAGAATTGTTTCACAATACTTTAGGTTTTGCTAATTCAATTAAACGTGAAATAAGGGCCATTGCATTTATTTCTTTGTCAATTCTGAAGTTGGATTGGTAGGAGTATTCGTTAATATAGATCGCAACCATACCTTCATTTCCAGAAGCATAAGTAGAAGCGTTATCGTAAAGGAAACGATATAATTCCTCAAAGTCTTGAACATTCGCGTTTGCGATAATTTGTCTAATATCATTGAAACTAGGATTCTTTTGTGTAAGTGCTTTAAGTACTTGAGTCATGTAATTAGAAGATACTAATACTGACTTATCAATTACCAATTTACCATCTTGGGTTGACAATTGGATTGTATTTAAACATTTACGTAGGTCTGGGTAGAATTGGTTTACAATTGTTTTTAGATCTTCACGTTCAAATTCAATATTCTCCGTTTCCATAATACGAGCAATGTGCATTGCTACATCTGCTTTTGTTGGAGGAATAATTTTAAGTACTTGACAACGTGATTGTAGAGGATCAATAATACGCTCTACAAAATTACACGTCATTATAAAACGTGTAGTACGTGAATATGTTTCAATAACATTTCTTAACGACGCCTGAGCTTGTATAGTAAGGAAATCAGCCTCGTCCAAGATGACAATTTTGAGTGGCTGAAAAGATGCAGCAGACGCGAAACCCGATACCTTATCCCTAATAGTGTCAATACCACGTTCATCGGAAGCGTTAATATAGAGATAATCACAATCCAGATTACCAACAATGAGTTTAGCAAGAGTAGTTTTACCAGTACCAGCGGGTCCATAAAATATAAGATTTTGAATATCGTTTTGTCCTAGATATTGAGCAATAACTTTTTTAATATTTTCATTACCTACGTACTCATCTAATGATGTAGAACGATATTTCTCTACTAATAGAGTATGTTGTTTAGATTTCATAGTCTCCGTAAATGGAATATTTTTTAGGTTCTGGTTCTTTAATTTCTACTTCGTTGTTAAAGATACCATAAAGTTTTCCCTGAACCAAATCTAAACGAAATGCTTGAGGTTTTGTAACTACGGCTTGATAATAAGCTTCTAATGCTTCTGTTAAACCATTTTGAACAGTATCAACATGCATT